TTACTGTTTCCTATTCCTGCTGCAAAAGTTTCAAAACCAGTTACTGCTGCTCCAAGTGCCATTGCACCTGTACCAGTAGTTGTGCTTGTAACTTTTACTCTGTCATTTATTACTAAAGCCATAAATTTTCTCCTTAAGCCATACTTATAATTGCATTAGCTGGTGTTGCTGGATCTGGGAAAGTAATTTTAAACGTGCCATTAGTAGCAGTTTTATTTCCTCCAAAATCTAACACAACACATAACTTATCACTGTTGGTATCATTATAAATAGCTGCAAAGGCTGCAGTAAAAGTTGCTGATGACCAAGTGGCATCTGCGAAGTCTACTGAAGCAACTGCTGTTGAAGATGCAACAGCTTGAGAACCTAAAGATTCTCCACCTGCTGTATAATTACTTCCACCCGAAGCACTAACTTCGTTAGTTGTATCGTATGCTGTGCTTGAAGTTGTATACGGATTAGAAGTATACAAAGCTATTTTAAATGCGTTACCGCCAGACGAAAAATTATGAGTTCCCGAAAAGAGTTCTCCTCTAAATGCGAATGGTATTACGTTTGCCATATTTTTTTATCTCCTTTAATAACTTGATGGTGATTCCGATTTAATAGGAAGACGAATAACACCATCTTGATATTCGTTTCTGCGTCTACGACCAATTTGCTCAGTAGCATACGTTTCTAAAGCTTCTTTATAAGCTGCTCCGTAGTATTGTAACATATCTTGAGGTCCTTTCAAGTATGCATATGCATTTACTAAGGAAGCATATAAAATTAAGTCTTGATATTTATTCGACAAATAAGTGCCTGTTGTGCTTTTCGTAGCGTCAGTTAAGCTAACTGGATTCTTATTGTAGGCTAAAGTAATTTCGTAAGCTGCATTAGGCGTAGGGGCAATAACCCAATAATTCTCGTCCCAATTAGCATAGTATTTAGGAAGTGTGCTAGATGCAGTCCCAGGTGTATCGTAATAAGTAGCTATGTAACTAGGGTCTCTTTGCTCTAAATAAACTTGATTGCCAGCAGAATCTTTAAGTTGCACATATCTAATAACTCTTAAATCTGATGGAATTGTTACATATCTATTTCCAATAATTGTAGTTGATGTAGCATAGTGTCTTTCCATATCTGCATCAAAAGATCTAAAAATTCTTTCTTCTGCATTTTGAATAAATCTGTTTAAAACAGCTTCAGTAAAAACAGTGCTGTCTACTTCTGTGTATGATTTTATATCATCTTGTAAGTTTGTTAAAGTGTATGCCATATTATGCCTGTGGTCCTATTGTTTTTAATGTTACCGGACCTGAAGATACATTATACCCTCCTCCATTGATTTGTCCAGTAGTTGCATTGCTACCTGCTGTAAAATAATAATTGTTTGCTGGTGTTAATAATAGTCTTACTGAAACACCTGAATTGTGAGCAGCAGCTGTAGACCCAAATGCTCCTCTTGTAACACCTGTTAATTGATTGTCTGTAACTTCTGTTACATTAATTTGACCACCCATTTCAGCATGACTTGAACATTGATAATATAATGTTGCAGGAGCTGAACTATCTACAACGATTCTTGTGTATGCACCTTCAGTAACTCCAGGAGTACCAAATGTTGTGACTCCAGTTGTATACTCTCCACCAGATTTATCTGCAGCTGTATAAAATCTTAAAGGGTGAGTTTCATTAGTAGAGTCAGTTTGACTAAAAGTATATGTGCCAGTTTTAATAAAATTTAAAGTATCTTGTTGTACATTATCTATATAATATTTATTACCACTTGCAGTGTTTACAACTTTAACAGAAAAAGTTTGTTGAATATTATCTGCAGGACCTACACCTGTATAACTAATAATTTCTGTTCCAACTAATGCACCGTATGTTGGAGTGCCACTTGGATTTGCAATTGTGGGTTCAAAAGGAGATGTTGTAACTCCATTAAATCCAGTCACACTTGTTAAGATAACATCTGTTGTAGTTGCATCGATAGCTCCATTTAATGTTGTTGTATAACTTGTATACAAACCAGGATTAATTGTATAACCAGCAGCTTGACAAATAGTTGCGCCAGTAATTCCATCAATGTTTGCAATATTACTAAATTGTGGATCAGTAGAAGCAGCAGAACTAGTTGTTGGCGCTCCTCTAAATCTTACAGTGTCTCCATAATTTCTTCCGTGATTTATCGAAGATACATTTACAATTGGTGAACCTGCAGCAAACGTTCTTAAAGGATTAAAATTTAAAAATCTTAATGTATCTGGTGGTGGTTGTTGTGGTCTTGTTTTAGGTAAAGCTGTTGGATCTGCTTGACTTGGTTTAGGATCTAGTTGTGGTTGTTTAGATTCAAATTCAGAATAGTGTACAAATAAACCATTCCATTGTGTAACCATTTCATTCCATGGGAATGCTTGGCCACTAATGTCAGATATTGCTAGTGCGTATTTTCCTTGTGCATATCTTGCCATAATTAAACGCTAGGATAGTAGGTCTTAGGTGTAACAAACGTACTGTTGCTTGACCCATCCGCTGCCTCCGCTCTTAATAGTTCATCTTCATATAGAAGTTTTAAATTTTGTGTTCTGTCTGGTGCATATTTTAAACTTAAATAATAAGCTAAACCTGCACACATACAAGGAATGTAATAATAAGGAACATCAGCTGCATTTGTATAATCGCCTGCATCATCAATTCTTTTCATATAATAATATTGAACTCTGTCTCCAGCCTGACTTGATCCAGGAGTCGTATATAAAGTAATTGTAACTTTATCTACAAATCTTTGAACCCAGTATTGAGAAGGTTGCCCTTGTGCTAATTTATTAGAAAGAGCTGAATAAGTTGATCTTGAAATTTTTGTTAAAGGACTATCTGATTGACTTGTAGTACCTGCACTGCTTCTATAAGAAGCTTCGAATACATCATCCACACCATATAAAGCAGCGCCTCCACTATTTAATAAAGTAGAAGTACCATCTCCACTTGATCTATAACCAATATATTGATTTGTACCAGCTACTAAAGTTAGATAGCCATCACCTATTTCCCATAGGTGTACGCCTCTATTAGCCCATTCTTGAAAAAGAATGTTTAAAGATCTTCGCGCAGTTTTAAGCTGGTAACCAGCCACACCACGAATTCCAATTCTTTCAAAAGCTTCTTCTACAATATCATCAATTGCAAAAGTTTTTCCAAAAGTAAATGTTCCGGAAGTAGTGTTCGCCATTTAACCTCCTATTAAAATTCGTAATATTTCAAAAACTCAAAAACAATCGAATAAGTATCACCAGCAGTATGTGCAGGAATAATTATATTAACATCCCCGTTTGCATTCCCACCAGTATTTGGATTTACTAAACCTCCGATATTACTAAAGTCCCAACTATCATATCCATTTAAAGATAAAAAAGTTTCATCTCCACCAGAGTTTTCCCATGTAAGTCTTGCCGCATCTGCAACTGCAGTAATATTTATATCAAACCAAATTTTATTTAATGATATTCTATTACATGCTTGATTACGTTGAGATTTAGCTAAAGCAGAAACATCTATAGTAGTTGTTCCAGTACTTCCATCTTTAGATGCATCTATATTAAAAACATAGATTAGTTTTTTAGTTCCATCGAACTGTGTGTTTATTGTTGGATCGTAAGCCATTTTATTTTCTCCTATTAAAGAGTGGGGTCATTACACCCCACTCAGAGTTAATTATTATTGTAGGTTAATATTTTGTTGGTACAAAATAGTAGCTCTAACTTCACCAGCATTAGTAGCACCTGTACTTGTCCATGTAATTTTAACATCGGACGTTCCTACGTCTGCCCAAGCTAATGCTCCACCAGCTTCAGTAGTTGGATAACATCTTCCAGCTCCAGAACCTGTTGTAATTGAATAGTCATTAATGAAAGTTTTGTTTCCACCAACTGTATCTCCGATACTGAAAACGCAAGTAGCATTTCCCATCGCTGTTGGTTTATCAAGTACTATGTCAATGACTTGTGAGTTAGCTGGAATAACAACATCAGTTGAGTTTGCAGTAGAAGCTCCGCTCGCAAGAGCAGTTCCTGTTGTAAACGTCTGTGCCATTACCACTTGTCCTGTATTTTTAATATTAGTACCAAGTGATGTTCCAGTTGTATTTGAAATCGTTCCCGCTTTTATTGGTCCCGAAAATGTAGTTGTTGCCATAATTTTTCTCCTTTTCCTAGTTATGATATATAGTCTCTAGGCCGTCGACTATACGCGTCTATATATCGTTTTAAAATTGTATAGTGTTTTATTTATATATTAGATTTTAATAGAGTGCAAGAGAGCCTGTAATGTGGAGTGGATTTATTCCAACGATGTAGCTTTTTATTAAGTAGCTACA